GCAGCTGCGGCGTCTTGTCGCGGCGCAGGTCGCGCAGCGCGACCTCGAGCGTGGCCTCGTAGTGCTTGTTGGTGATGATGACGCTGCTGCCCAGCAGGCCCTTGGCCTGGCGGCCGCCGACCCATTCGCGGAAGCGCGGCACCTGGCCGAGGAAGGCGTAGGTCTCCGAGGCCTGGTCGCTGCCGAACAGGTTGGAGACGCCGCCGATCCAGCCGGCGTTGGCGGGGTTCTCGAGCGCGGCGTAGTACATGCCCAGCACGGCGCGGCTCGACAGGATGGACTGGTCCATTTCTGATGTCCTTTCGATTCAGTGGATGTGGTTGATCAGATCGAGCGCTGCGAGACGGCCTCGAAGTACACGACGCAGGTGGTGCCACTGACCCAGCGGTGCACCTTGCCGATGGCGGTGTTGCTGCCGGCGGTCAGCGTGAAGGTGTCGTCGTCGCTGGCGTACACGGTCACGCCCTGGTCGTCGGCACTGGCGGCACCGGTGACGGGGATCTCGATCAGGCCTTTGGGCCGCACCATCACCTTGACGGCGCTGGCCGCTCCGCCGGTGTTGTCGGCCTTGCGCTGGGCGAAGCCCATGAAGGGATCGGCCGCGACCAGCGGCCGGGCCAGGCCCGAGCCGTTGTCGCCGACCGCGGCGCCCTCGTAGATGATGTCGTTGGCGATCATCGGCAGTTCGTTGAACTCGCCGAGCTCGTAGGCGCGGGGCTTGTTGGTAGCCAGGGTGGTCATGTTGGGTGTCCTTCCTGTGGTTGGGTGGGGTCAGCCGGCCTTCTTGCCGAGCACGCGCACGCGGCCCGAGTCCTCGGCCTTGCGCAGCGCCAGGTAGCTCTCGAAGCTGGCGAACTCGGCGCGGATCTCGGCCTTCGCGTCCCACTCGGCCTTGGCACGCTGGTCGATCGGCAGCGACTTGTCGTCGGCCGAGGCCTTGGCGTCGTTCGCGGGCGCGGTGCTGGCCGGGGCAGCCTGCGGCGCGTCGTTGGCCAGCGCGGTGGCCTGCGCCTGGCGCGCGGTGCGCTCGGCGGACAACACGGCCGCTGCGGCCTCCAGGCCGGTGGTCTTGCCGTCGGCCGCGAGCTGCTCGATGAGCTTCTCGTGGCCCGGCAGCGCCTGGGCACGCACGGCGGCGATGCGATCGCGCTCGGCTGCGGCGCCGGCCGTGGTGAACTCGACGCGCAGCTGCGCGAAGAGAGCGGGGTTGTCGCGCTCGAGGCTCTCGCGCGTCATCGCGGCCGGGGCCGCGGGCGGGGTTTGGGCAGCCGCTTGACCGCCCTGCTGAGTGCCAGACATAGGTTCTCCTTTCGTACTGGCTGTGGAGCGGGCGGAATGCCCGACGGAATGAGAGCGCGGCCGCATCGCGGCCAGCTCGGAAATCAGTTCATCGGTGGTGGCCACGCGGTCGGCCAGGCCGGCATCGACCGCCGCCGCGCCGCGGAAGGTGCGCGCCTGCGTCTCGCGCACGGCGCGCGCGCTCAGGCCACTGCGGTTGCGCACCACCGCGTCGACGAACATCGTGTACAGGCCGTCGACCTCGGCCTGCAGGTCGTCCTGCACGTCACGGCCCAGCGGCTCGTAGGGGTTGGCGTCGACCTTGTGTGCGCCGGCGTAGATGTGCGTGACGCGGATGCCGTCATTGGCCAGCGCACGCGAGAAATCGACATGGCGCATGACGACGCCGATGCTGCCCAGGTAGCCGGTGGCCGACACGGCCAGCTTGTCGAAGGCGCTGCCGCCCAGGTAGGCGGCCGACGCGGCCAGGTCATCGCCGATGGCCCACATGGGCTTCTTGCCGCGCAGCGCGTGGATGCGGTCGCCGTACTCGAAGGCGCCTGCAGCCTCGCCGCCCGGGGAGTCCCACACCTGCAGGACGGCGTGCACGTCGGGGTCGGCCATGGCGGCCTCGAGCTGCGACGCCAGCACGTCGTAGCCGAGGAAGTAGCTGGAGTCGGCCATCTCGAACCGCGCGCGGTGCACCAGCGCGCCGTCGGCGAAGATGATGCCGACGCCTTCGTGCACGGTGTAGCCGGCCTCGCTGCGCTTGGCGCGGCGCGTGCTGAACAGGTCGGCCGGCAGCTCGAGCTCGGCCGACGGGGCGGCCGCTTCGACGCGGTGGCCCAGCAGCCGGGAGCCCAGGCCGGCAATGATGGCGTCGAGCTTCTGCGGGTGGACCAGCAGCGGCACGTTGAAGATCTGCGCGGCCAGGTGCGGGTACTTCATGCGGTTTCCTTCTCCGGCGCGCGCTCGGTCTCATCAGCCGTCGCGGGCGTCTGCACGGCGGCACCCGCCTTCGGCACGGGCAGCATGTCGTCGGCCTTGAGGCGGTCGTGCTCGGACTTCTTGGTGTCGTAGGACTCGTTCCAGTCGCTGCCGAACAGCTCCCACTCGGCGCGCTCGCGCGAGCACAGCCGGTTATCCACCGCCGAGACGAAGGCCGCGACCTCGTCCTTCGGGTTGATCGAGCCCTGGCTGTCGCCGGTCCACAGCGCCCGCGTGTAGGCCCAGCGGATCAGCGGGTCGGCAAAGAAGCCGGGCGCCGAGATGCGGCCGATGGCCACCGCCTCGGCCAGCCAGGTCTCGTACACCGGCTGGCAGAAGCTGCGCGCGACGATGGTGGTGCGCATGCCCAGCAGGTGCTTCCACGCGTCCAGGAAGGCGGCACGGGCGGCGACGTAGCTGGTGCTGTAGCGCTTCATCAGCATCTCGCGGCCGATGAAGGTGCCGGCGCCAAGCTGGTCGAGCACGGCGTCGACGAAGTTGCCAAAGTTCGGGTTCGGACGGCCCGGGTTGAAGCTGTCGAACTTCTCGCCCGGCAGCAGGCCGACCACGCTGCCGGCCTTCAGCCGGATGGCCGTCGGGTCGGTGCCCGGGGGCGGCGCGCTGCTGCGCTCTTCGCCTTCTGCGGCGGCGCTGATCGGGTCCGGCGCACCGGACTGCGTCTCGCTGAGCAGGGCGATGCTGGCCGTGGCGACCGCCGCCTTGATCTCGGCGTCGGTGTAGGTGTCCATCTCCTGGAACAGCGCCATGACCGGCGCCAGGTACGGCTCGCCGCGCGGCTGCTCGGGGCGCAGCTGCTTGAAGTGGTGCAGCATGATGCGGCGGCCGCTCTTGCCCACGCGCTCGTACCACCGGCCGGCAAAACGCCCGCCGGCGCCGAACAGGCTGCCGGGGTGCCGGTCATAGATGAAGTACCCGTCGTGCCGGCCGCCGGCGCCGAGGCGGATGCCGCCGGCCATGGTGTCCGTGTCCTGGCGGCCCCCTTCGTTGCCGCAGCGGTCGGCCTCGAGCGACTGCAGGCGCAGCGCGTAGGGCATGGTCGCGGTGCGTTCGCCGTCGGGCAGCAGCGTGAAACCGTCGCCGCTCATCAGCGCGGTGCGCAGCGTCAGGTCCTGCTTGTCGTAGAAGTTCTGCACGCCGGCGATGTCGCATTCAGGGCTGTCGGCGAACAGGCTGAACTCGGCGCGCGTGTGCATTGACCATTCGCGGGCCTGCTCCTCGGTCCAGCCCAGGATGTCGCGCCGCGGCTGCGGTGTCAGCGCCAGGCCGGTGCCGACGGCGCGCATGACGTTGGTGTTGATGGCGCTGGCGGCGATGCCGTTGCTGCGCACCAGCGCCCGCGAGTCGCCGCGCTGGTCCGCCAGGTTCCAGGCCTGGTCGGTGGCGGGGTCCGCGCCGCCCATCAGCGGGCGGCGCGGACGGTTGCCGGAGCGCGTGGGGCTCTCGCTGAGCATGCCGATGGCCACGCGTGCCTGCAGCCGGCGCGCCGCGCGCACGGGGGCCACGTAGGCGATGGCGCGGTCGAGCATGTTGGGCACGACCTTCGGGGCGCGGCTCATCGGCAGGCCCTCACGTGGTACACGGGGCGCGGGCGCGTCGTGCCGCCGCCGAGGGCGGCGATCTGCCCGTCGATCTCGCTGATGGCCGCGCGCACCTGCTCGAGCTCGGCACGGCGCATGCGCCGGCTGGAGGCGTCGCCGCTGATCGTGTATTCCTGCGCCTGCAGGATCTTCAGCTCGGCCGCCAGGTAGGCGGCCTTGCGGGTCTGCAGTTCCTCGAGCGTGGCCACGATCAGCCCCCCCGGCCCGGCGCGTAGCGCGCCAGGGCTTCGTCCATGCGCTGCGGCCAGTGGCGCTGGATGGCGTAGTGGCCGGCGTCCCAGAACGCGAAGCGCTGCTCGTACTCGACGCGGTCGACGAAGATAAGCACGGGCCGCGGCTTGGGCGACGCGGGGCCGACCAGGCGGCGGCCGGCCACCTGGCGCTGGTAGATGCCCGGGCGCAGGCCGCCACGCGGCGCCGGGCCGACGGCGAAATACTGGCCCAGGGCGCGGCGGTAGGCGGCGCGGCGCACCTGGCCGGGCGTGCGCCCGCTGCGGTTGCGCTCGTAGTCGCCGTCGCGCGGCAGGTTGCGCGACTGGGTCTCGGCACCGGTGAAGGCTCGCAGCTGGCTGAGGATCTGCATCAGCTGGCCCCGGCTGATGTTGCCGTAAGCGTCGAGCTGGGCATAGGCGCCCGGCACGATGTACTGCGTGCCGTCCATGACACCCAGGCCGCGGATCGCGCGCTCGAAGGCCTTCTGCGGGCGGCCGCCGCCTTCGATCTCGGGCCGAAGCCAGCGCACCGCGGCACGCTGGCCGGTACCGAAGTCGTCCTTGATGCCGACGCGCACCTCGGGCACCTTGTTCTTCGTGCGCTGCAGGAAGATCGCGTTGCGGGTGAAGGGCGTGGCGCGATCGAAGCTGTCGTCGATCTCCAGCACCTCGGCAGCGCGCACATCGTCGCCCAGCCGGTCCAGCGCCTCGAGCTGGGCGCGGGCAATGGCGCGGCCCTGGTCGCGGATGTCGCGCGCCATGTGGCGCAGCTCGCTGACGAGGGCTTGGGACAAGCTTCTGATCCTGAAAACAGAGAGGCCCCGCAGCTCGCGCTGGCGGGGCCCCGAATCGGTCCTGCAACGGACCGAGGAGACAAACAAAAAGGGCCCTTGCGGGGCCCCGTTCCTTGCGGTCGCACTTTCACGACCTACCTGAATTGGGGTCAATTTTGGGCCAATGTGTCGCATGCCTTCCAGCACTTTGTTGTCGCATTCCTGGGCGACATCTCGGCGCTTGACGGCGGACGGTGCGTCGCGCTATTCGCGCGCGCGCGCCGCTGCTGCAGACGTCTGCAATGCGTGCTCGCGCTGGCTGGTCAGTGCGGCGAGCTCGGCTTCGTTGGCCTGCAGGATGCGCAGCGAGGCCTCGTGCAGCTGCTGCCGGAAGCCGCGCAGAAGCGTGTACCAGTGCTGCCGCCCGATCCCCAGCGCGGCCGCGGCGGCCTTGACGTTGCCGACGCGGTGGAAGTAGTGCAGCTCGAACACCTTGCGCGCCACGGACTCCTCGGGCTGCGACAGCAGCGCGACGTGCAGCGCCGCCAGCTCGGCGCTGCAGCGCGCGTCGGGTTCGCCGCGTTGCGGACCCGGGCGCTTCTGCAGCCGGCCCAGCAGCGACGGCGGCACGCTCTGGCGCGCGAAGTACTTGCGCGACGCGCGCCAGGCGGCGAGCTGCTCGCACAGTTGGTCGACCGGGTCGGTGTCGCGCGTCACAGTCCGCCCTGGCGTGGCTTGACGAGCTGGCGCTTGGCCGGCTGTCGCGGCGTCTGCGCCACCGGTGCGGCGCCGCTCGCGGCCTCCGCGGCCGCTGCGGCCGCCTGGCGCCCCTGGTGCTCCGGTTCCATGAGGCCCTGCAGCCGCTTCCAATCGCCCACGCGCCAGCGGTGCATGAACAGCTCGGGGTGGTTGGTGGCCGCATAGGCATACACCCAGGTGTCCAGCGGCTCGTTGCGCCGGCCCTTCTTCAGCTCCCAGCGGTTCCTGCGCGGGTTGAAGGTCTCGGACACCAGGCCGGCGTAGTACTCCTCTTCCATCCCTTCGGGGAAGCGCACCAGGCGGTCGGGCGCGGCGCGGTCGCCGTCGGCGCCCAGCCAGGCGTAGAGCGTGGCCTTGGCGGTGTCGGTGCCGATTTCGTGCAGCGCGACGCCTTTCTTGGACGTCTCACCTTTCCAGTTCACATCCTGCATGCGCGGCTTGCCGAGCAGGGCCTTGCCGGGCACGTTGGCGCCGCGGATGGCGATGCAGCGGCGCAGGCGCCGCGCGCGCACGAAGGCATACACCGCCTGCGTGTAGTGGCCCTGGCTGTCGATGGCGGTGGCCTCGGGCAGCATGTGCTTGCCCCAGGCGTTGACCAGCGGGGTGCTCAGGTACGCGGCCAGCGCGTCCCACACATGCGGCTCGCTCGGCCGGCCCGGCAACACGTGGTACTCGATGACCCAGCAGCGCAGCGCGCCACTGGACCAACCCCAGCCAAGGATCTGCAGCTCGAGCCGGTCGTCCTGCGTGTCGACACCGGCGGTGAGCATCAGGCAGCCGGCCGGCACGCTGCGCCGCGGCACCGGCTCGGCCCGCGCCAGCAGCGCGCTGTGCTTGATGTCGCGCGACCGGTCGGCCCAGCTCTCGCCGAGCCGGGTGTTGACGAAGCGCATGAGCTTGGCAGGGTCGGCCTGCGCCTCGATCCACTCGGTGGCCAGCTCGGCCCAGCTGAGGCCGAGGCCTGCCGGGCTGTACAGGGCGTTGATGTGGAAGCTGGGGTACGGGTTGTCCGGCGCATCGGCCACCCAGCGGCCGCGCTCGAGCATCTCGCCCTTATGGTGCTCTTCGATCTCGGCGCCGCAGCCGGCGCAGACGTACCAGGCGCGCTCGACGACGCGCGACTTGCCGATGAGCGCGGGCCAGCGCAGGTTGCCCCACTGCAGGTGCTGCTCGTGGCCGCAGTGCGGGCACGGGACGTGGTACCGGCGCTGATCGCCGCCTTCGAACTCCTCGTCGATGCGCGAGGCGTCCTTCATCGTGGGGCTGCTGACGACGAAGAGCTTGCGGTCGTGGAAGGTGGTCAGCCGCACCCACAGCAGGCCCAGCGGGTCGCCCTGAAGGGTGGACCAGTACCATTCGTCGACCTCGTCGGCGATGGCGTTCTTGATGCTGGTGGACTTGAGCTCGGCGGTGCTGCCGGCCGTCTTGGCGTAGAGGATGCCGCCGACGAACTTCTTGCGCGATGCGTTGTTGTCGGCGCTGCGGTTGCTGCGGCTGGCCAGCACCTCGCGCACGGCCGCAGTGTCGGTGGCCATGGGCTCGAACTTCTGCGACATCCAGTCCTGCAGCGACTTCTCGGTCGGCATGACGATCGCGGTCGGCCCCTTGGCGTAGCACATGATGTAGCCGAGCCAGTTGACGGCGGCCTCGGTGCCGCCGACCTGGCTGGACTTCTTGAACACGACCCGCTGCACGCGCGAGTGCGCGCTGAGCAGGTCCATGATCTCGCGCAGGTACGGTGTGCGCCCGGTGCGCCAGTCCCCCGGCTCGGCGCTGCCCTCTTCCGACAACTTGCGGTTGTCGTCGGCCCACTGGCTGACCGTGAGCTTGGGCTTCGGCCGGACCGCGCGCTCGCACGCGGCGATGACCAGCTGCTCGGCGACGCTGAAGGCGCTCATGCCGACCCGTCCTGGCCCAGCGCCTGCAGCCGCTTGGCGAAGCCGCGCGACAGCTCGGCCAGGATCTCCTGGCCGTCGTCGCGCAGGCGTCCGCGAATGTCGGCCAGGTCCTTGCCGACCAGGCGATCGGCCAGGCGGTGCGGCTGGTTCTCGAGCGCCTGGCGGAACTGCAGCACCACGTCGGTGACCACCTTGGTGACCTCGGCGCGGTTCACCACCTGGCTGGTGGCCTTCTCGTACTCCAGCCTGGCCGTCTGCGCGGCCCAGTACTCCTTGTCGGCCCGACTGGTGGCGTACTTCGGGTCGACCTCGGGCGGTGGCGCAGGCGTCTGCGCCGGCGCCGGCGCTTCCGCGGCCGGCGTGCGGGCGGCCGCTACCTGGCGCTGGGCGTCGCGCGCTGGGTCGGCGTTATCGGCGATGCGGCGCAGGCTGGCCGGGTAGTCGACCAGGCCGGCATCGGTGATCACCAGGTGGCCCAGTTGCTTGAGCCGGGTGACGTGCGCCTTGTCCCAGCCGACGAAGGCGGCGAACTCGGATTGGCGCCCCACCTTGCCGGCGCAGGTGTCGGCCAGGGCGCGCAACTGGGCGGGGGTCAGCCCTTTGCTCATGACGGCCTGCCCCGTGGTGACGCGGTGACGCGCTGCATTTTTAAGCGCGTCACCTCCCAGACCCGCACCAACACTGCATTTTCTTCACGAAGTGACGCAGTGACGCGGGGTTTGGCAAGTTGCGGATTTCGAGATGCGCGCGCACCCGCGAACGCAGATGCACTCGCGCGCACGCGCATGTATAGGGAAGTCCGCGTCACCGCGTCACTTACACCCATTTCTCCAGCATTCATGCGGGTCTGGGAGGTGACGCGCTTAAAAATGCAGCGCGTCACCGCGTCACTGATTTCCATAGCCTGCCACCTCCTCTTCCGTGGGGGAGTCGCTCTTGCGGCGTGGCGCTCCCAGCGGCTGCGGCCCAGCGGGCAGCACGCCATCGGCCTGCATCCGCTCGAGCGCCTTGTTGAAGTCCTCGACGCAGTTGCTCAGCCACTCGATCCGGGGGCCGTCGTAGTGGTCGGGCGGATCGTGCAGGCCCTTGATGAGCACGCACCGCTGCTGGCGCTTGACACCGCCGCCGTTGCGAACCCATTCCCGCGCGACCCTGATGCCGGGCTTCTTGGCCAGCACGGTCGACAGCGTTTCATGCTGCGCCGGCTTGCCGACGCCCAGTCGCTTGCAGAACAGCTGATAGACCGTGTACAGCTGTCCGCTCGAGCAAGGCATGTACAGCTCGCGCAGCTCGCCATCGGGGTCGGACCACTCACGCCAGAAGCGCTCGGTGCTGTCCATGCCCAGGCCGATCAGCTCGCGCTTGGCGCGTGTCATCGGCGGCTTGGCGTGTTCGTCGAAGCCCTCGACGTCGACCTCGTTCAGCAGGTACCAGTGCAGCGCCGCGGCGCCGCCGTCGGCGAGCTCGGACTTGGCCTCGAGGTACAGGCTCGGGTCGGCCGGCTCGGGCGTCCAGATGACGCAGTAGCGCCGGTCGTCGGGGTCTAGCTTGGCGATGTCGATGCGGTTGGAGAAGAAGACCATGTTGCAGTGGTTCTGCTCCATGCGCGCCGGCAGGTTCTTCTCGTTGATGGGCCACTCGCCCTCGGTGATCATGTTGCGCATGCGGCCCTGCTGGTGGTACAGCTCGGCGCGCGACACCACCTCATTGCCGATGCCGAAGAGCTTGCCGCTGAAGATGCCGTTGAACTGGCTTTCGAGCTCGACCTGGGTGAACGTGAAGCCGTAGCGGCCGTAGGCCTGGCGCACCGCGCCGAACACGGTGTTCTTGCCGGTGCCCTCGGGGCCGTGGATCAGCAGCGCCGTCTGCATCTTGGCGCCGGGATAGCGCAGCGGGTAGGCCAGCCACTTGAGCACCCAGCGGTAGACATCGCGGGGCTTGTCTTCGCGGCTGCACAGGTGCTCGAGGATGCGCAGCAGCGCGCTGCAGTCGCCCTTCTGCGCCACGGTGGGCCACCCGCCCCACAGGTTGCAGACCACCTGGTCGCTGGTGCCGGCGGGGTCGAAGCCCACCTGGTCGGGCAGCACGGTGCGCCGCTGGGGATGTTCGAGCCACATGCGCACCAGCGACTTGCCGGCGGCGCTGCGCAGCGGACCGAGGCCGATGATGCAGCGCCGCGGCTCGTCGAAGGCGGTGTCGGTGCCGTAGACCAGCGTGAAGTTGGCCAGCAGCACGTCCAGGTCGAAGCGGAAGCCCGCTTCCTCGGGCGGCTCGCCATCGCTGCCGCCCCCGCGCCCCATGGGTGTGTGTGAGGCGCTCGCGCGTGTGCTCGGCCACTTCAGTTGCCGGAGGTGGGCTTCCACCTGGTCGCGGACGATCGTCAGCCCGACGGCGCTGCCGTGCAGCTGGTGCAGGTCGTTGAAGTCGGTGAGCTTGCGCCCGCCTCGGTCTTCGGTGAACGCGGGCACCACGTACCCGCCCTCCACCGCCATCGCCGCGGCCTGGGCGGCGGTGCGGCCGGGGTTGCCCTCGCTGAGGTAGTCGTCGTCGCCGCAGACCAGGATGCGCGCGCGCTTGTAGCGCCGGGCGATCTCCTCGGCCACCGGCAGCAGGTTGCCAGCGTCGAAGGCGACAACTACGGGCAGACCCGTGGCCTCGTACAGCGAGGCCGCGGTCGCGTACCCCTCGGCGATGAGCACGACGCCACCGACCTGCGGAATCGCACCGATGACGAAGAAGTGGCCGCGCTTGGCCAGGCCGACCGGCCAGTACTCCTTGTCGCGGCCGGTGCGCTTGCGCCGGGTGTGGTCGGCCGGCAGGATGAACTGCAGGCCGTGGATGCGGCCCTGGGTGTCGAGCATCGGCACGACGACGGCACCACTGTCGGTGAAGCGCACGCCGTGCGCGCCGATGCCCTTGCGCTGCAGGTACTCGCTGGCGCCGGTGTGCAGACACCTGCGCCAGGCGCGCTCGGCGCGGGCCGCCGCGCGCGAGGCCTCTGCCTTGCGCGCAGCCTCAGCCGCCTGCTTGTCCCGCCGGATCCGAGCCTTCAGTGCGGTGCGCTGCTCCTCGGTCATCGGGTCGGTGTGCTCGCGCTTGAGCTCGACCTTCAGCGTGTTGGCGCTGTTGCCGTGCCAGACGCCGAACGAGCCGACGATCAGCGCCGCGCCCGAGCTCGTGGTGAACTCGTGCAGCCAGTACCAGCCGCGCTTCTCGCGATCACCGTCGACGCGGCAGCGCACCGGGCGGGCCGTGCCGATGTCGAGCGCGTCGACCAGCAGGCCTTCGTCGCGCAGCTGGCGCAGCACGTCGTCGTAGTTGGCGAATCCGCTCAGGACGCGCCCCCGGTTGACGAAGCGTGGACCCCGTGCACATGCGAACAGGTGGGGCCCGAATTACCCGCAACCGCGGGGGCGCCAGAAGGACCCATGACCGGTGTCCCTGTTGTCAACGCGAGCCGAACAGCCTGCCCGTCGACACCTACCTGGGGAGATGGGGTGCACCTACAGGGAATGGTGGGGGTTCCAGCATCGCGCGCAGCAGCCCAGACTTCGGCTACGCGCTGTCGCAGCCGATCGGTCGAGGCCTTGCCGTCATACCGCTCGGCACGGTCCAGGTAGTCCGCTCGCTCGGCCTTGGTGGCCAGGCTCAGGACGTAGCGCAGCTCGCACTCGTCGCGTCGATGCGCGGGGCAGGTGGTGGCATCGATGCTCATGCAGCACGCCGCGCCGCCTGCAGCTCTTCGAGCAGCGTCACCTGCCCGGTCTGCGCCAGGTACTGGATGATCACCGTGTTGCCGAGCACTCGGCAGACGATGCCCACGTGGCGGGCTGGCAGCTCGCGCCGGTGCTCATGCACGCTGAAGTAGTCGCTGACGTGGGGCGCATAGAGCCCGGCCGCCTCGGCCAGCGTGCGCTGCGTGATGCGTGGCCTGCGCAGCTTCCAGGCCAGGCGGCACGCCTGCCTGTAGCTGGTGATGCGCATCACCACCTCGGGCGGCACCACCAGGCGCTGGGGCTGCACCACACCGCCCAGCAGGGCGAGCGGGATCGTCTGGTCATCGAAAGATTTCATCGACATACCGCTTGAGTTACCAGTTGAACCCGGGCGAAGCTTTGGGCATGGAAGACACACCCATCGACCCCGACAACCGCGCCCTGTGGGACCTGTGGAAGATGCTCGAGCGCCTGCAGGACCTGCTGGCCCGCGGCATCGTGCTGGCCTCAGACCCGCCGCCGCCCGAGCCGGGCGACACGCGGCCCTTCATGCGACGGGCTGGCGAATGAACGCCACCAGCTGGGTCCGCGTCGGCGGCTTGCCATACGCCCATGGGGCCGACGCCGAATAGGGGCGTTTGGCCCAGCCCATCGCATGCAAAGCACGGGTTCGGCACAACAACCAGTGTTTGGTCACGCTGCATCGCGCGCCTCCTGCTCAGCCGGCACGGGCGGCGCGCCGTCGGCGCCGAGCAGCAGGCGCACCAGGTGGTCGCGCGCGTCGGTCGAAAGCTCAAACAGCACCGGCGCGGCCAATGCCGGCGCCGACAGCGTCAGCACGATGCAGCCGCGCAAGTGCTGCACCTGCAGGCGATCGAACGCCGGCCGCCAAGTACGCAGGCCGTCGGCAGTACAGTGCGCAGCGTTGCCCGCTGGCGGCAGGGAGACTGTGTTGAGCGCCATCGAAAACCTTCTAGGGTTGCTGAAGACCTGGCCCGCATGGAGCCGCATCGTGGCCGCGCCAGACGAGATCGCCGCGCTGCGCAAGCGCGTCGAGTTGCTGGAGGCGGCGCAGCGGACGGCGGCGCCGGCCCGAGACCAGTGCCCCAAGTGCAGCGCGCTGAACTGGCGTATCACCGGCAACCGCAAGGACAAGGACTTCGGCGACATGGGTGTCAGCTACGACACCTGGGCCTGCAGCAGCTGCGGCTATTCCCGCGAGATCGAGGTGCGCGCGTAGATTCACGCCGCCTCCTGCGGTTGGTCGGCCGGCACGGCCGGCGCACCGTCGGCGCCGATCAGCTCGGGCCAGATGCTGAACCAGTCGGCCGGGCGCATGCGCCACCTCGGCACGCGGCCAGCCTTAGACAGAACCGCGCAGTGCTCGACCGGAAACCGGCGCTTGCCATCACGCCAGAAGCACACGGCCTGCGGGCTGGTGCCAAGCAGGGCGGCCACTTTCGACGGGCCTCCCGCGTTCTCGATTGCCTCGGCATATGGATCCATCGCGCCGATTCTACACATGTAGAACTACAAGTTTCAACACCTGTGTTTGTGGCTGGATCAACACTTGTTTAAGGTCATGGTCAATGAGCCTGGGTGCACGCGTGCGCTACTACCGCGAAAAGCGGGAATGGACCCTCGAAGATCTGGCCGAAAGGTCAACGGTCGACGTGGGCACCATCAGTGCGCTCGAAAACCGCAACAGTCAGCGCTCACGCTTCACCGGCCAGCTCGCCAAGGCCTTCGGCCTGACGATCGAGCAGCTGCTCGACGAGTCGCGCGACTGGCTTGCCTCCGAAGTGCCAGCGAACGTGCACTCCGTGGAGGAGGCGCGTGCGCGATACCGAGCCACCCGCTGGTTGTTCTCCGACGAGCTCTTCGAGGCGCTGCGCCACAGAAAGAAGCGCGAACTCGACATCGCCGAGAACGTGCTGCGCGCGCACTTGCAGCTGCCCGCCCTACCCTCCAAACAGGCCAAACGAGGCGCTGTTTAGATCGCGGCGCCAAGGTGTACCAGTTTCCGCGCGCCCCCCGCATCCCGCAATCGGGCGCGAACCCCTCACCCGAGGGGCCGGGCTATCCATGAGATCGAAAACCTGAAGGAACCAACGTCGATGGAACCAATCTGGGGCTTTCTTCTGTTCATTTGCGGCCTGGTCATCGTGTGCATCATTGCCCGCAAGAGGGGCCGGCCGATGTGGCCCTACATCGTCTTCACGCCGCTCGCGGCGGTCGCAATGGTGCCCCTCGTCGTGCGCGCCGGCGGCACCTCGATGGCAGCCGCGTTCGGGGCCTTCGTACCATTGATCGTCGCCTTCGTGGCCTCGCTATCCTCAAGCAGCGGCAGCCAGCTCGCGGCCGAACGAGGCTCCTACCGCGGCATGAAGAAGTGCCCGTACTGCGCGGAGTCGGTGAAGGCAGAGGCCGTCAAGTGCAAGCACTGTGGAGAACGACTTGCGGCGTAGCCCCATTGCATTTCTGGCTACCGTCACGGCCGTGGCGGCCGGCATCGCGGGCTGTGCCGCCCCACAGATCAGCGAGTTGCGCTCAATGCAGCCGAACGCAGACTTCGTCACTCCGGGCACGGTGGATTGCCTGTTCCAGGCCGGCGTCGAGCATGTGAGCTCCTACCTCGGGCAGACCGAGCCGAGGTTCGTGTGGCAGAAGGAGGCCTCCGGGGATTCCGCCTGGTTCCGACAGCCGCTCACGCTGATCGAGCTACGCCCGCAGTCCAGCGCCTCTACTCAGGTACGCAGGTTTCAGACGCCGACAGCCGAAGCGCTGGGCCAAGGAAACGAGCTGCTCGCATTCTTGCGGGCGAGCCCCTGCAAGAGTGCGAAGGCCGCCACCCGCTGATTTTCTACACTTGTTGACAGACATTCTTCTACGTTTGTAGAATTGCGCCCCATCGCACCCCACCGGTGCCTTGGAGGCGCAGATGCACCGCTACACCGCCCACGTCACCCCGCGTGACGGCATCGTCAGACAGCACGACCTGACGGCACCCGACCTGCACGCCGCGCACACCGCCGTGCAGCAGCTCGCCAACCGCCGCTACGGCGCCGGCTTCACCTACAGCGTGAGGCCGCAATGACCGGCCCCATCGACATCCTCGGCGCCGACACCCCGCAGCCGCCGGACTGGGTCTACCGGGCGCCCAAGCGGGCCGCCCGCT